TTTTCTTATCAGCTTCAATTGCTGGTTCTATAACTGGTCTTGGGGGGGCATTCCATAAAGGTGAACCATTTGTATGTATATACATTTCGTAAGCTTTATGGTATCCATGCATCTTTACATTGCTCTCCATATCCATTCTCATGGCTCTTTTTCTTACCCCATTAGTCATAACAAATAAGAGTTCTGAGTTAGTTATTCCATCACTTGGTCTTGTATTCTCAGCCTGCGGTACACCTACAAGCACATCCATTTTTTTTAACTTATTTAAGATTTCTTTGAGGTTTACAGTTCTATCATTTGAAGAAACATTAATTTTTCCAAACATTATCTAACCCCCATTCCACCCTTACCATACATCTTTGCAAATGTAGCAAGTTGGATACCATAGGAAGTACTTTTCCATGCTGCATAACCTTCTAAGTCATTTGAAGCTGAGGCAATATCCATAGAATAAGATACTCCATCAACTGAACTGCTTGTTATAATTCCCTCGGTGTATCCTGCATCGATTATTGTATCTTTACTATCATCAACTGATGCTGTTCCTCTTAACCATAGAGTACAGAAGTGAGCTACAAACAAACTCATTGCAATGGGCCATGCTGTATGCCATCTCGATTGTTTTACACTTGCATCGGCTAAATCAATATACAATTGCATTACCATTGTAGGTACTACTTGAATTCCTACAATTTGAGGTGCAATTGGAGTACTTGTTCCAAACTGGGGATAAACAGAAAGAAAATCCGATACTTGATATAACGGATTAGTTCCAGTTCTTATGTTTGATGCATTAGCAGCAACTTGCTCTGCATATAATTCTGAATCTGCATTGTAAATCATTTAACCACCTACTCTTTAGATTTAGATGCTTTTACAGCCTTAGCTATAATTTCAGTAGGAGTATTGAGAAGATCTCTTTTTTCTTCTAATGCCTTGATTTCATCTTTTAATGCTTGAAGCTTTTCCTGTTCCTTTAATACATTTTCACTAGAAGCTGAACTTTCAAATGCTCTTAATGAACCATCTTTACATGCATCTTTATAATATTTAGTTTTTTCAACCCAATTAGGTAATTCACAAAAACCAATTTTTGTTTTAATTACAATTAAGTTGCCTTTTTTATCTTTATCACCATTAGTGAACCCTAATATTTTATTAGCTAATACTTTTAGCATATATTGCCTCCTAAAATTAATTACTAGAAGATAAAAAAATTATCTTCTAGTATATTTAATAATTAATCAATGTAATTAATCTTAGATACCATCAAGGTATCCAGCACAAGTATAGTATAAGAATTTAACTTGTGAGAATTGTGAAGCAAAGATTGTTTCGTAAGAAGCACTAGTTGTATTTGGTGCTGTCATTACTCGAGAAAGTGGAACTGGAAGATCAATATTAACTCTGTTTTCTGCCTTAACATAAGCAACTATACGCTGAGTTGAACCAACTCCAGCACCTGTACACCATCTACAAGGATAAATTTCTAACTTAACTCCTTGATTAGCAGCAATATTGTTTTCTAGTAAGTAATTTAAAATGCTTTGAGTTCCTGCAACTGTTACAGGAGTATTAGCAATATAAGCATAATTAGCCCAATCAATTAAGATTCTATTAGCCATACCGCTTAGATCATACTCAGATGCAGTTACTGTCTGTGTAAGCAATTGATTAATATCATTCATAATCTCAGTTGGTGTCTTTTTACTCCATGTTGCAAATCCACTAGCACCATTTACTGCGCTTGTAGCAGTTATTAATGGGTTATTAACCAATCCATAAGTACCAGTCTTGCTAATACCTACATATACGTTACGATCAATCATTTTACCATGATTTAATCTAACACCATCATCTAAGATTTGGTTTAAACTTTTACCAATCTGTTGTAACTTAAGCTCATCAAATAGAGGAGCTCTTAATATTTCAGAAAATGTATGCACTTTAAATACATCTTTAGAAATATTAGCTTGTGATACCGGAATATTAGTTGTTTCACTTCCGATTATTGAATCTTCGTCATTACCTGAAGTAGCATAGTCAACAAATACATTTGAGGTTATGGATGTCCATCCACCACCTGGAATCATATCCATATCCCTTGGAGCTGTTAAACTTGTAAGTGGTTCTAATAGTCTAGCGTCCTGTTTTTCAAGTTGTCCAGCTAAGAATACTAATCCACCGCTAGTACCTGCATCCATACCAGGTCCATATATTGCACCAGGAGCTTGAGCCATTACAACTCCGCGCTGACCAGAAGCCATAATCGAATCCATTGTTTGTTTTGTAATTGCATTCATATTTTCAATTCCTCCGTTTTTCTATATTTTTTATGCATTGAGTTGAGTTAACAATACTATTTCAGCAATACCTGAAGCATCCATTTTTCCACTTACCCATCTTGCATTAGTAAGTTGTGCTGCAGTTCCGCCTGCAGGTGAAGCTGTAGCAACAAAGGAATTTACTGGAGAGGTAGTACCTGCAACCGTAACTATATATACAAGACCATTAGCTGTGGGAGTACCTTCTTTACAAAATACAGTTGCTGTACCAACTTGCAGTACATCACATGCTGTGTTGGGTTCAAACTGACCGCTGCCAACATTTGCACCATAACCATAAGTCATAGTTTGTTTAACCTCGGATACTGCGATACCTCCAAAATTTGCTACTGTTGCAGCACTTACACCTGTGCCTGTTGCACCAAATAGTGAATAAGTATTGTCTGTGTTAGTTACGACAGCAGCACCAAATGGAATAGGTAATTGAGTCTCGTTGAGACTCCCATCTAGAATAGATTTTACTGCACGGGAATTAATTTTATTACCTGGGTTACGGGATACCTTACCTGCATATCCTAAATTTAAACTTTTACCAATTACTGTTCCTGGCATTGAAATTCCTCCTTTAATTTATCTAAGTTAGATTTTTTTAATTTATTTAACACTTTTCATTTTCTCTCCAGCTGTTTTCCAAGCATTACAACTTTTTTCAGCTGCTTCGGTCATAGTTAATTTTTGATATGAAGCTGTATCCATAGCAGATTGTCTATTACCCGCTACTACATCTAAGATATTTTTATAGCCATTTGACGTAACCGCTCTAGCATCATGGACAGTAGAAGCAAATTTCTTAGCAGTTTCAAGCCTGACTTTTTCATCTGGGATATTCATTATAATAGGCTTCATATCCTGTACAAATTTTATTAAAGCTGCATCAGCAACTTTGCCTTTCTCTTCTTCTTTTGCTGGGTCTTCATCCTTTACTTCTTCTTTTTTCAAAGGATCCTCATCCTTAACTTCCTTTCCGCCTTTGAGTTCCTCTTCTACTGCATCCATTACAGTTTTAGCATCATCAGCCACTTTAGTTTCGCTTTTCTCAGCTGCCTTTAATGCCTTTACCTCAGAAATTAATTCTTTTGCCCATGCTGGAATTGTTTCATCAGCATCCTTAACTTCTTCCTTCTTTGGCTCTTCCTTTACAGGTTCAGCATCCTTTACCTGTTTAACATCCTTTACCTGTTTAACATCATCATCCTCTTTCATTGCATCCATTGCTTTTGCAATATCCTCCGGTTCTGCATCTTGTGCATAATGTTTGAACCCAAGTGCAGTTAAAAATTGTTTAGACATTTTACCCATAATTTTATTCCCTCCTGTTATTTGTTTTTGTTTTTGTTCTGGTTTTGAATCATGTATTGCTACCTTACTACCAGCTCTACCATTGGGTACAACTGCTACATGATTACCAATTATGTCTCGTTGTTCATATTTACCCTCACCAATGTTGTGCCAAGAGCAATCATAACCGCTAGATACTTCACGCTTTATATTGTTTTGTATCTCACTTACAAGCCCTGCATCCTTGACAAATAAATCAGCAACTAGAAAGTCACCATCACGTCTAACATTTTGAACATGGCCTCTCTCTGTCATTAGAGTTGTATTAATATCAAGGTTTGCGGTTGGATGTGTATTTGTTACTGATTTACCTTCAAAACTTGAAATTGTAGCATCACTGAATAATTGATCAGGGCTTCTATATACTTGGCACAATTTACCCATTGGTTCATTAAAAGCAGCTGGTAATTCTTGACCATAATAATCCATCCAACCTATTCGACCTATGGGAACGTTTTGGCATACTAAATAAGCCTCTGGAGTTACTGACATATTATTCGATATCTTATCTCCGTAATAACTAAGTCCCATTTACCTCACTCCTTATTGCTCATACCCATAAACCGTATATGCACACGATGTAATAACCGATGTTATTCCTAATTGAAGAACTACAGGAAGCCCAGCTGCTATTGAAGGTTCGGATCCGATATTAACCATTGAAAATGGAGATGTGTTAATTGAATGACCAACTGCTATAATTCCGGTGTTTGCTACTACGCTACTATTTATACTTGCAGCTGAAGCATTTGCTGAGTTATTAGTTATCACTACATCAGTTAAATAAAATGTTTTCCCTGCTGATACTGTATAAAGAGTAGTTGGTACCATAGCACTTGTTGTAGTTGCAACAACACCTGCAAATGTCTTTCTTACTTGTCCTACTCCTGTTGGTGCCTGAGTAACTAACATAGGATTAGTTATTGAATTCTTTGAACCGCCTGTTAGTATTTCCACATTTAAATCGCTCATTGTTTACCTCCTTACTTTAATTTTTTATATAATAAAAGCACCCTATTAAGAGTGCTTAAAATTATTATTCTAATATTTAGTTCGTCGTATATCCCTATTCTGACCTATCTAAAATATTTAAATCCACCCTCCCAAAATACTTGTTGTCCACTTATTATTGTTAAAGGTGTTCCATTAACAAGATTTGCATACAGTTTACTACCTGTAAAGAAGAAAGGAGCATTAGCACCAGACACATTCGTTCTTAGTCCAAGTCCTACTCTTTTTGTAAAAAGTTGTGTTTGAATATTGTTCGCAATGTCTTTAAAAATTGTATTATCACACATTGTGCCAATACCTGCATTAGCATTAGCACCATTAGCTATTGCAGTAGGAACTGAATAAGTTCCCGTACCGTTTACAAACCATAAAGTATTAGTTCCATTTACAAACGACCCTAAATGCGCTTGGAGTCCATAATATTGTGTGATTTGTATATCTTCTTTAGAGGTAATTGTACAAGTCATATAAATTAAATCATCTATAAATTCAACAATATAATGTTCCGTTAGTACAGTTCTTCCAGTACCATCTGCTTTTTTTGTATTCCATGCCTGTACTTCATTTACCCAATCAAGTTTTACATTATTACAATAAATATTATCATTTACGTTTAATTTGACACCGTCTGCATAAACATCAAAAGATATATTTACTGACGTTGCACCACCAGAAGCCATATCTGCATTTCCATTATAACCATGATGTCCTCCTGTCCAAGCACTACCATTTGCGACCCTATCACCATTAATATTATTAAGTGCCTTTACAGTATATGGACTACTAATCCAATCATCTCCAAAATTCCATGCAAACTCTGTACCTCCACTAAAATATGTTTTGGTAGGAATAGCACTTGCATTAGCATAAATTCTTGCATCATAAAAATCTGGTGTATTGTTAATGTTTTGAGCAACATCTTTGGTAAATATAAGTACTAAATCGTTTGAAGCATCTAGTTTCCTTATAACTGTTGCAGAACCATTAGTATATTGAACTGACTTTAAATTACTATCAATTATCAAAGTAGGTTTTTTATAGTTTAATTTCGTCATATCTAACAATTGCGTATTAAGTTTAATTAATTTCATTTCTGTTAAATTCAAAATATCACCTCCTTACACTGGCCACCAATTAGTACTAGTTGTAGGGCATATGTTATTAGGGTCAAATGTAAAACCGTTTTTAGTATCATCTTCATAGAATGTTGAACCTGCTTGAATATTTGTAATAGGTTTAACATCTGTAGACAAACCATAGAGTTCACTTCTAACCCCTGTTACTTGAGAAACTGTCATATCCTCACTTCCTTTTAATTTATTTGAGTTATGCTTAAATCACCCTATTAAGAGTGCTTCATATTATGTTTTGAAATATGAATTTTAGAATTATTCATACTGCCTACTCCGTTCATGTTCCCAGTTCCATTTAAACGTATTTCATCATATATTTTTAATGACTCTTTATCACTATCGGTTAGAGTATTGTTTATCGTTACCGTCATAGGATTAATCATTCTTTGCAGCGCTATAATCTCATGTGGAGTACCTTCATAGGTTAGCTCATATTCTCCTGTTTTTTCAGTGAATTTCATACAAATACCTCCTACATTACCTTTTTAAACTGTAACTTAGACATAGATACTATTGCTCCATGATAATAAACTTTGCATGGCCAAGTAACATTTTCTAAACTTATTAGAGGCCTTGGAAAACATCTACAATTATAAATATTACCTGCATTGTAGTGTCCTACATTTTTTTCATGCACTAACTCTTCAGGACTAGGCGGATCATCAAACTTAACTAATACACCTTGCATGTGCTTATGTGCATTTCTCACCCTCTGATCTGATGCTGATTTCCACACATACCAATTAACACCCACATCCTTACTTCTAGCCTCTGTTAATGCTGTCATAGCTTTGCTAGATTCAGTTCTTGCTATTGTATTAGCTCTAGCATGGGTGTATTGAAATATCTTGCCCTCAAGTGTTTCAGCAATCTCAGAAGCTCTTATTCCTTCATAAGCTTTTGTGCTTATAAATTTGGTTAGTTCCTTTGATAATGTCAAAGGTAATGTTTTAATCAAATTAGCATTTTCTAATATTTGTTGATCTATTGTGCGTCCTATATTGCTGCCCAAAGTCTTTTGTAAGGCTTCATATATCATCTTACTTTTGCCATTAGCTCTAGAAGCCTCTCTCCAAGTCTTAGAATCAATTATATTTGCATTGGTTATAAATCTACTAGCAATTATATTTGCATATGCTTGATAATCTTTAGATTTTGCTATGTTATGCAGTGCTCTATTCATTTCAAGATGATCTTTAGCTCCTATTATGGAGTTATTAATCATTCTTACTATTTTACGAAGCAATTCTCTATAGAATAGTTCTATTTTTTTACTCTTATTCCAATCCATTTAATTCACCATCCTACTGCATAGCTTGCAATATTTTCAAATGGTCTTCTTCGTCACTTAATATTTCTTTTAATTTAGCTACTATATCTGTCTTTCCCAGTTCTTCTGCCTTTTGTATTTGAACTTTATACATTTCTATAGCTAACTTTTCAGAATCAATATCTACTTGTATTTCATTAGGTTCTGAATCTTGTACCGAGAAACTATCTACACCAGGAGTTTCATCAATATAGTTTTCACCAGCTGCCTCTATATCTTCATCCGTTATATTGGTAAACATATTTGTTGTATAGGATAGTTCATGAAGTTCTGACATTGCTATTTTCTGATTTATTATTCCGCTATCATAAACCTTAACAATTGAATCAACTTTCTTCCCTACTATTTCAGCTATCTTTTCATCACTAGGTGTTGCAATAGGATTAAACTTGATTCCTAAATCCTCAGGTACTTGCCCAAACTCGCTCATAAACATAACTGGTAATAGCTTGTTTATTTTAGGCTTTAGCACTGATTCTTGTTGTGTTGCCACCATATCGTAATACATTTGTAAGTCTGATTCTCCAGTGGAGTTCATTCCGGCAGGACTTCTACCAAATAGCTTTGTAACAGGAATATCACAAGCTCCAGCAACATCTAACATAAATGATTCATATATATCGTTAATTCCTGCAAACGTGTAATTTAATGGTGTTATTTCTTCTTCCTTTCCAATAAGCATCATTGCACTACTACTCCTCATTTGATTCATAGCAGTTTTAACATTATAAAAGTCCTGTTGTGCTTGCTCATCAGTTAAAGCTAACATCTGATCCATACCATCAACCTTATTGACTAATACATTTGCTTGGAATATTAAAGAAGCAATGTTCCAACTTGTATTATCTCTCTTAGCAAGTTCATCAAATACATGCTCTAACTCTGAAGCTCCCCAGTGCATTTCCGTTTGGTCTTCCCAGAATGGAAGCTTACGGCCTATAAACCTTATTACCCTTGTATGATGCACCTTTTGCTTTAAAACATTGTTAACATCTTTAATGTCATAAAACTCTGGAAGTCCAAACTCAGGATTGCTTATATCTGTTATTAATTCAATACCTGGATAAATTCCACTCCATCTATCAACGATCATTAAGCCCTTGAATGAGTTAGGCATTATACTTTCAATATCTAAAGGCTTATCTAATATATCTTCCTGACCTGCTATTAGCATCACTGCACCAGCTCCACCATATAATCTTCCCCAGGTCAAACCCTCAACTATTTTCTCCCTTATCAAAGTATTTTGTTCAAGTTTATTAAATCTATCTTGCGCTTCAGGTGATAATTCAGCACTAACTGAAAACCAATTTTTACACATATCTTCAGGAATAACATTAATTATTTTCTTTGCTATCCATGAATTACGATATAAAGAGTTCATCAGGTTATAATTCTTAGTTAATCTACTTATGGGATATTGTGTACCCTCTAACAATGAGTTTGAACCCATACCTAGACGTGCTAGAGGGTTTTGAAAGCTGTCTCTTGCTTGTTTCCTTTCTGGTTGCGAAGTTATCTGTGGAGCTTGTTTGTTTTTATTTCTACTTTTATTGGACAATCTCATCTCACCCCCTTAAATTTTAGATAAAAACACCTCTTAAATAGCAATGCATTCAATATAACGTTTATTATATGGAATGTATTTATTCGCATTATTTAAGGCCTTTAATAACTTTAATAATTGTTTTGCAGAAATATCTTAAAGCATCCATACTATGGTCATGGTCCTTAACCGGCTTTTCTTCTCCATGCTTAGCAGCCTTTGCATCCCATATATAAGCTGAACGTTCATTAATAAAGTTAGGGCATTTATTCTTATTAACCCTTAGTAATTTAAGTGCAAGTAAAGAAGATACTAACCTTATACCATCTAAGACAGCATTATCTGCATCCTTAAGCCTTATACCTTTTCTTCTAGCAGTTAATTTGAAGCTTGCGGCACTAGGATCAATAACCATCATAGTATATCTTTTTCCATCAATGAATTTTAATAAATCCTCTGCATACTCACTATCATCCTTTTGTCTGCCTTCTTTCTTGGAATCAAAGTAGTATTCATCTTCAATATA